ACCTCAACGCGACCCAGGCCGCGATCCGCGCCGGTTATAGCCCGAAGGTGGCGAACCGGCAGGGCTCGGAGAACCTGTCAAAACCTGACATCGCGGCGGCCGTCCAGGCTGGCCAGCGCACGCAGCTCGAGGCCGCCGGCGTGAGTAAAGCGCGGCTGCTCCAGGAGCTCGGGCGCATCGCGCTCAGTCAGGTCGCGGACTACTTCGATCCCGTGACCAAGGACGCGAAACATCCGGCCGACCTCAGTCCCGACGCCGGCGCCGCGCTCGCCGGCTTCGAAGTCCTGATCAAGAACGCGGCGGCCGGCGATGGCGTCACCGACACAATCCACAAGTTCAAACTGTGGGACAAGGTGAAGGCGATCGAACTCTATATGAAGCATTACGGCATGTTGATCGAGAAGGTCGAGATCACCGACGCCGGCGTCGAGGCGCGGGTGGCGCGGCTCGAGGCCGCGCGGAAGCGCGTCGATCGATGAGCCCGCGGGGTCCGGTCGCCGACGTCTCGGCCGTCGACGACATCGACACGCAGATCGCCGACTTTGCCGCGAGCTGCTACGACGATCCGCTCCGCTGGGTCATGGGCGCGTATCCGTGGGGCGAACCCGGCCCGCTCGAGGGCGAGCCCGGCCCCGACGACAACCAGATCGAATTCTTGACCGCGCTCGGCGCCGACGTGCGCGCGCGCCGATTCGACGGCTCGACGCCGGTCATGCCGATCAAGATGGCGGAAACGTCCGGCCACGGCGTCGGGAAATCCGCGACCCTCGCCTGGCTCGTCGGCTGGATCCTCTCGACGCGCCCCCATTGCGATCTCACCGTCACCGCCGGCGGCTACGCGCAACTCGAGGCGCGCACCTGGCCGGCGATCCAGTTCTGGACGCAGCTCGCGCTGACCGCGCCGTGGTTCGACATCATGGAGCGCGGGATCTACGCGAAGGCCTACCCGTCGACGTGGAAAGTGCAGATGCAGTCGTGTAAGGAACAGAACGCGCAAGCGTTCGCCGGCCAGCACGCGCGGCGCTCGACGTCCGGCTATTTCTTCGACGAGGCGAGCCTCGTCCCCGACAAGGTGTGGGAGGTCGCGTACAACGGCATGACCGACGGCGAACCGATGCTGTTCGCCTTCGGGCAGATGACCCGCAACACGGGCGAATTCTATCGCGTCTGTTTCGGGAACCTCGCCGCGCGCTGGAACCATCGCCGCGTCGATTCCCGCACGTCGCGCTTTACCAACAAAGAATTTCTCGCGCAGCAGATCGCCGACTACGGGATCGACTCCGACTATTGTCGCGTCCGGATCCTCGGCTTTCCGCCGGCGGCCGATGAGCTCCAGTACATCGACCGCGCGCGGATCGACCTGGCGCGCCAGCGCGTGATGGTGCCCTTGCCGGACGACCCGTTGATCGCCGGCTTCGACGTGAGCGGCGGCGGGAAAGCGTGGAACGTGATCCGCTTCCGCCGCGGCTTGTGTGGGAACCCGCTCGGCGCCGACGGCAAGCCGCTCGGCCCGATCCGGATGCCCGGCGAGAAGGATCCCGACCGCTCGGCGCGGATTGCGCTGTGCGCGGAGCTCCTGAGCGATCGCCGGCCCGAGCACCAGCTCGCGGCGCTGTTCGTCGATAGCGCGTTCGGCGCGGCGATCGTCTCGCGGCTGCACGCGCTCGGCTACGCCAACGTCCACGAGATCAACTTCGGCGGCGAGTCCCCGGACCCGCACGACTACAACCGCCGCGCGAACATGGCGCGCCGCTGTAAGGACTGGTTGTTGCTCGGCTCGCTGCCCGACGACGATCGCCTGTGCGATCAACTGGCGCTCGCCGGCTATCACCAGACCAACGGCCGCCTCGTCATCGAGAGCAAAGAGGCGATCCAGAAACGCGGCGAAGTGAGCCCCGACGATAGCGACGCGCTGTGGCTGACGTTCGCCTCGGCCGTCGCGGGGCCGACGACGCGGAAGGCGCGGCCGGCGCCGCCCCGCGCGTCCCGCTGGGGCTAGGGTGTAGGCCGAGGCCGATCCGGTGGAAAGGACACGACGCCCATGAAACTCATCCTCCTGACGCTCGCGTTGCTGCTGTTTCTGCTCGCCGGCTTGCCGCCAATCCCGACCCCGTACGAGCCGTGGCGGTTCCGGTTGCTCGCGCTGGGCCTGGCCGCGTGGGTCGCGGCGAATTACCCCTGGCCGTAACCCGCGTCGCGCACGTCCCGCCCTGACGTGGGCTACGGTGAACCTCGCCGCCTGGCCGCCCTGCGGGCGTGCTGCGGGGCGTCCGTGGGGCGTCTGCCGGACGTTTCTGCCATCCGGACGGCGGACAGGGGCCGGGCTCCCGCATCGTCAGTTACGTATGCCGATCACCTGTCCGACCCTGGGGCACACGTTCGACACGCCGGCCGCGCGCATCGCGACCGTCGGCATTTGTCCGATCTGTGGCGCCTCGTATGCGGTGAACCCCGACGGCACCGTCCGGCGCGCGATGGCGGCCGACACGGTGCCGCTCTCCGAGGCCGATCGCGCCACCTTGCGGAAGGCGCGCCCGTTCGATCGCCGCGGACGGGCCCGCCGATGAACGGCACCGCGCAGCGCGAGCGCCATACCGCCGTGGCGACGATCACCCGCCGCCAGGACGACCTCGAGACGGTCCTGCAGGCGCTCGCCGCCGAGCTCGTCACTGTGCGCGCCGGCGTCGAGGCCGAGCAGACCGGGCGGATCGCGCTGGCGCAGCGGATCCTCGCCGCGATCGAAGAACTGCACGCGGCCCGCCTCGAGGATCTGCAGCAGATTCACCAGGCGATCGACGCCGCGACCGCGACCGCCGCGGCGACCCGCGCGGCGCTCGAGGCCCACCAGGCGCAGCCGCTCGGCGCCCGCCTGGCCGCGCTCGTGCGGGGCGCCTGATGGCCGACGACCCCACCGATCCGGCCACGTCTGAGACAGCGCAGACAGGCGAGACCGGCGAGGCCGGCGGGCCCGCGCCGGGCAGCGACGCGGCGATCCTGGCCGAGCTCAACGAACGCTTTACATATGCGTGCGATCAGTGGTCGAAAATCATCGAGCAGGGCGCGATCGATGTCCGGTACGCCGCCGGCCACACCTGGGATCCCGAGGACGAAACCGAGCGCGGCGATCGGCCCATGCTCAACCTCGATCAGCTCTCGCAGTACACGAATCAGCTCGTCAACAGCTACCGCCAGAACCCCCGCGGCGCGATGGTCAGCCCCGCCGGCGGCGGCGCGACCAAAGAGACGGCCGAATTTTTCAGCAATCGGATCCGCCAGATCGAACACGACAGCCACGCCCAAGAGGTGTACACCGTCGCCGGCGAGAACGCCGCGACCCGCGGCTACGGCTACGCGCGCATCGTCGCCGAGTACGCCGACGAGGACAGCGCCGATCAGATCCTCAAGCTCAAGGCGATCCCCAACCCCGATCAGGTGCTCCCCGATCCTGACGGCGAGAGCACCAGCGGCGCCGACTGGAAATACCTGTTTTTCGTGCATAGCGTGACCCGGCGCGAATTTGTCCGCGACTGGCCGACGGCCAAGGTGCACGACTTCGACGCGCAGATCCTCGCCGCGCTCCCGAAGTGGTTCGGCAAAGACGGCCGCGTGTTGATTGCCGAGTACTGGACCGTGACCGAGACAGCGCCGCCAAGCGGCCGCGGCCGGCCGCGGCGCGAAGTGGCGCAGTACATCACCAACGGCCTGGAGCTGCTCGCGACGCCGGGCCGGCCGACCAAAACGATCTGGAAAGGCGACTCGATCCCGTTCGCCTCGTGCTACGGGAAGATCGTCTTTTCGACGGATGCCGCCGGCGGCGCCGTCAAAATGTTGCAGTCCTATATCCGCCTGGCGCGCGACGCGGCGAAGGCCTACAACTGGACGGCGTCGACCAAGCTCGAGGCGCTCGCGCTCCCGGTCTAGGCGGCGCTGTTCGCCTACGTGGGGCAGCTCGGCCCCGACGAGATCGCGCTCGTCGAGCGCAGCGTGCGCGAGCCGATCGCGCTCATCCAGGCCAACCCGACGACCGAGGCGACCGGGCAGCAGATCCTCCCGCTGCCGCAGTACGGCACGCGCGCGCCGGATATTTCCGGCTACGAGATCGCCGGCGAGAGTTTCCGGCGCGACATCCAGAACGCGCTCGGCCGCTACAGCGCGACCGACACCCGCCTCGGCAACACGAAAGTGACGAGCGGCGTCGCGCTGAAGGAACTCAACCAGCACGGCGACGCCGGATCGTTCCATTTCGTCGCGCACTACGACGACATGATCCGCGAGCTCACCCAGAAGCTCGCCAAGCTCCTCCCGTTCTACGACGACACGCCGAAAGAAGTGGACACCCGCACGCCCGACGGCAAGACGAAGCGCGTCCGCGTCAACACGCCGAGCCAGATCGCGCCCGATGGCTTCCCCGAATTTGGGCCGGCCGATCTCAAGCTCGACCCGCTGCAGCGCCACACGATCACGATCGCCGCGGGCCCGG